TCTGCGAAATTTGCAAGGCCGTGTAACACAACCAAAAAAAGCGCGTATAATATGACTTTAGTGAATACCTTTCCGAACGGCGACGAACAAAGATCGTTGTTTTTGTATGCGGCCCATACTCCGGTAGCCGTGTCGATAAGGACCATGACGGCCAGGAACGCGGCAAACTCCCACGCATTAAAAATATATTTCGCAAATGCTTGTTGTAATGTTGCGAATGTGACCGAAGCTAACGAGATGATGACCGATGATTTCATAATTGCAAATTTACGGAAATTCGCTGAATATGTAAATCAATGACGTTTAGTTCGTTGTTTAGTTTTTGTAACCGTTCCGCGCTCATTTTGTATTTCACGGTGTAGATATTGTGTCCGCGCGTTTTGTTGTGTCGTGCTTCGGTAAAATCGCGCGTAATGTATTCGGATTTTCCTTCGTTGATAAATTGTTGCAAATTATCGCGGTAATGTTGTAGGGTTGCGAGCGTGTCCATTAGTTTAGATCGTATTTTTGAATGAGTGAGTTTTGCCAATCGGTCACGTCGTCGGTAAATCCGACCGGGGAACAAAACCCCTCGGAAGCGAACCAACCGCCATTGACGGCGATCGGTTCATGTGAAAACTCCCAAATGTGTCCTGATTCGTCCACGGCGGCGAAATTCGCCCACGGGAAATTAAAATGGTGTAGTATTATCATCGCTTTGAATGTTGATTTTCCACGCTTGCAAGCTGGTGAAAAACTTTTCGTTCCACTCGCGCCCGCGAAGGTCAAAATGTACTTCTGCTGATGCTCCGACGTTATTTGTGTCGATTAACGTGGTTTTGTCCTTGATAAGCTCGAATTTAATTAGCTGTGGATATTGGTCGAGTGTTTCAAGAACGAACTCGCGTTTTTGTAGGGCGTTTTTCCCTACCTCGGTAATTTCGCCAACGTAATGAACGCGGCCTGTAACTGTATAACTCATAATGAAAGTAAAATAAATAAATCGTTTATATTAACTGTGTGATTCCCATCGAGATCGTAATTAAATCTACTTTGAATAAGAAACTCATACGGTTCAAATTGTATTGGTTCGCCTTGATTGAATAACCCCGCCGACGTAATTTCAAACGGGCCTATTCCGCACGACGGTGTATTGGTATTGTTTACAAGCGCATATCCGGTTGCTGTTCGTTCGTATATTGAACCGTCAATATGGACTTGCACGGTGCAGACGTGTCCGCCGTTGCATGGTGGCGAATAAAACCCACATCCTTGCGGCGTTTGGAACCAAAGCGATATTTCGTTGCGAACGGTGTCACCGTTTAGGATCCAAAACACCGAATCGGCTGGAGCAGATAAAAACGTCCATTGCGCGGTGTTACACGACGCATCTTGAAAATAGTTGTTCCATTGTGGAATGTAATCAGGTTCGGTTTGTCCGAATTCAGCGATTAACCCTAAAACGTCCTCGATAGTATAACCGCCGTTCGATTTGTTTTCGATTTCGCTGGGCGTGATTTTTTTTAATTCATAATGCGACGAGTTTTGTAATGCTCGATAAACGTCATCTGTTTTTTTTCTGCACCCGAATAAAACGGCCAGGCATAAAAATAGGGTGATTTTTTTCATTGTGGTGTATTGTTAATTTTAGTCGGAAGCATTAACCCCCAGCAATTTAGTAAATTTTCCACGCTCGAATGAACTGTTTTGTTATTTAATTGTCGGTGCTGCCTCATTTCGATTTGCGTTTTCGATTCTGCCAACACGACGTCGTAAACTTCGCCCGGCGTGAATGCCTTTGTTTTTGGGCCGATATAAAGTGCTTTATAGAACGTCATCTAATGCGTTTAATGCGTTTGTAATTGTCTGGGTTAATTCGTCGCCGCTGATTTGAACGTCGTTTAATTTGATAAGTTCGGCGGCTAATTGTTTGGCGTGAAATTTTACTTTGTGTTTATACGCGCTGGTTCCTTCGAGATCGTCGAGCAGCTCCACAAGTAGAACGCTCACGATGTATGTTTTAACTGCTGTTTGGTTCATAGTATTTTACTTAAAGGTATCGCCGTAGCTCGGCTTCGGTTTCCTTGTGTGAAACGATAGGGCGCGATGGGTTGCGCTCCGTTTATTCGTCTTAAAATTTTGTGGTGATTTTTGGACCATTGCGAATCGCTTAACACCTTCGTTAAATAGTGCGACGAGTTCGCGATATAAACCTCATCGTGTTGGACGGCAATACCGCAGCGACCTAAAACCATTTGCGACGTGTGGACGCTGGGTGTCATTCCGTGCGCTTGCGTGGCAAAATATATAAGTTCGCCGATGGTCATGGCCGTCCGTGCGTAGTCCGTTTCCACCTGGACGCTTTGCTGCATGATGAACCGCAATAATTGCAATTCGTCATCCATTTCGTCGTTATCATCGTCGTACAAATTACGTGCGGCGATGTATTGTTCGGCTTCGTCCTTCGTCGGCGAAAAATCGTTTTGCAGCATCCAACATCCGGCCATCATTGTGCCAATCTGATCGCCCAAACGTCGGTCCGACAACACCACGCCGACCACCTCCGAAAACGTCGCGGCTGCTTCGATTGTTGTAGGTAGTAACTGAACCGCTCGCGAACGGAACCCGGCAATGAACTTGTCGTCAATTAGCGACGTGATTGTTTTGTTGTATTCATCCCATCGGGCGCGCTGCTGGTCGTGGTTGCTGTTTTTTGTCAGTCCCAAAACCGTGATGCGCGACCGGTCGGCTTTCTTTGTTGCTTGGTAAACAATGGAACTAAACGCAAAACATGATCGGATTCGAAACGATTTCGCCGCGTGCGTCGCGCCTCCTTTCATTATTTGTCCGCTTTTACCGCTCGACGCTGAACGCATCAAATTTAATATACCGTCCATTCGTTGCTGTGCTTCGCGCGTATCGGCTTCAACTTCATCGAATAAAACCGGCAACGCTTCGCCGTCGAGCGTTTGACGTATTCCGGCCTCCGTCGATTCACCTTCGGGAGTTATTGCGATGTCCTCCAGGAGCTGCCAAACGGTGTCTTTCATGAGCTTGGTTTTTCCAACGCCCGATGAACCTGATACCCAAATGTGCGGGCGCCAATTAAGTGCGCCGCAAATTGGAGCAACGAAACACCACCCCGCGAGCAGCTCGGCGTTTTCTGCGCGCTCCCAATTATACAACCGGAGCGCATCGACAAACTGCGCGCCTTGGTCCGCTGAAATTGGTTCGTTTAGTTTAAAGTTTATCGCCTTTCGCCGTTCGTATATGTATTCCGTGTCAAATGCCCCGATGTTCTTTTGTGTGCCATCGACGATTAGCTTTTGCCCGGTGTGAACCACAACGCGCCCGTCATCCATCCACGCGCCCCGATTTCGAATCTTGTCGGCATCGAATAAACCCACGCGCGTGCAAAGATTAATCAAATGCGCGACGGCTGCATCGACATCGATGCCATTCTTGTGCGGAAATTTTGCGCTCCACCACGATAAATCGCTGTGCAATTCTCGCAGCGTTGATTTTGTCAGGTGCGCGTTCGTGTACGACGTCACTTGATTTTTGTCGATGATATAAAAATAGTACGCCAGCTGCATCCCGTTTTTGGAATAACCGACCGGAACAAAATTAAGCGCGTTTTTTCGTTCGGCTTGCTCGATCAAACCGTCCGTGTCGCCGTCGGCGGCATCCCATCCCTTGGGCGCGTTTTGTGGTGCTGGCACCCATCGCGGCGCAATGTTGTAATGTTCGGCGATTGCTTCCATACATTTGCGCCCCGGTTCGTCGTTGTCCGGCCAAAACAAAACGTCGTCGGTTAAAAACGAAAGATCGGTTTTGTTCCATCTGTTTGTACCGCCCATCCACGTCACGCCGGTGTAACCTAATTCGGCAACGGCATCGGCTGTTTTTTCACCTTCGACCAATATCATCGGACCATTCCCGACGATGTACGGCGGCGGATTTGTTGGAGCTTTGCCGAGCCATTTTCCGCCGGTGAATGTGTACGGTCGTATTTTTTTATTTTCGTCGCGTGTAACTTTCACCGTATCGGAATAATGATAAACCGTTGGCGCGTCGGTTGTGAACGGCTGCGATGCGCTCGCATCGGGCGTTATTATTTCCTTCGGTTTTTGCTCCACGTGATACGTTTTGTTCCCGGTGATTTCCTTGACGATTTCGATTGATTCCGGCAACGTTGAACCGGTGTATTTTTGGACAAAATCAAACGCGTCGCCACCTTCACCGCACGCGTGACATTTAAAAATTCCCTTTTTCGGAACGACCGTTAAGCTCGGTTTTTTATCGTCGTGAAACGGGCAAACGGCTACAAATTCCGCCGCGTTTGGTTTCAGGTGCAAATAATGACCAACGACGTCGGCGATGTTAGTGGTTTGTTTTAGTTCGTGTATGGTCATAAGATTCGATTGCTTTAAATATCTCAAAAACTACTTGCGGAACGACTGCGTTTCCGTATGCTTTTATTGATTCGTTTCGCCATTTTGGAAAGGTAATTCCGTCCAATTCGGTGGGAATCCCATCATCTCCGCCACAAATCGGGGATTGAGTTGGGAAGTTTTGCCAGCGGCTTGATTTTCCTTCCCCGTTATTTTCCCACCCTCTTGGGCGCATGGTGTCGGCAGCATTTGACGTGCTATTGCATCCTCCAGATTTCCCTTGTTTCTGTCGTTGCTGCAATTCCCCCCGGCTGCTCTCGCTCTCGGTGTCGGCAGCATTCCGCTCCAATTCTCCGTGTTGCTCAATCCTTGTTGTTTGCTGTTCGGCCCTCTCCTTTTGAAATCTTGCGCCGTCGGTGTCGGCAGCATCCCCGAATACTTCACTTGACTGAGTAAGCTCCCGAATTGAGTTCCGTTTTTGTAGCCGTTCTTTTCCGCTCTCTCCCTCATCTTTTGTGGTTCTTCGTCCGTCATTACACTTGTCGGAGTAAGCAACAAACCAAACTCGATCTCGTCGGTGGGGTGCGTCTTTGCCACAAGCTGGAAGTATAAACGGTTGGACTTCGTACCCTTGAGCTTCCAAGTCAGTTTGCACTTCGTCGAATACCAATCCCCCGTTCCAATTAACAAGCCCGCGAACGTTTTCGCCCACGACCCAACGTGGTTGAATCTCTCGAATTGCTCTAAGCATTTCCGGCCATAAGTGGCGTTCATCGTCTTTGCCGCGTCGCTTTCCAGCTGTGCTGTATGGCTGGCATGGAAACCCTCCGGTGAGGATGTCAATTCGTCCTCGGTGAATAGTGAAGTCTGTTTTTGTGATGTCATTATATGATATTGATTGTGGCCAATAGTATTTTAATACTTGTTGACCAAATTTATTCCATTCGCAATGAAAAACGTTTTCCCATTGCATCCATTCGGCGGCTAAATCAAAACCGCCGATTCCGCTAAATAAACTCCCGTGTTTCATGGCATCTCGTCCGTTAGCTTTTTATATTTCAACGGCCTACCTTCTACGCTTTCCCAGGTGTTGATGTTCGTCGCGCTTTTTATGTCGATCACGTTCGCCGATTTCATTGGAATAATTTTGAGCGGGAAACCTTTTTTAATTTGCCACGCTCGCGAAAATCGTGACGCGCTCGCGCCGTCAAGGCCTCTCATTTGGTGATCGGGCCAAAACTTCTCAAATACTTCCAAAGTATTTTCGACGACGTCGCGGCGCAATGTTCGCCCAGCTCCAAAAACTAAATTCCCGGTGTAGTATTTCATTTCCGCGCTGTTATACTTCCAAAAATACAAAGAGGTAAACCCAAACGCTAAACGATTTTCAATTATGCACGCGGCCAACCGTAGCCACCCGGCATCGGTGATGAGGTCGTCGCTGCCTAATTGCATCATATATCCCCAATCGTCGTTTAATGCGTGCGATAAAAGTTCGTTGTGCTTGCGCCCGATTTGCTCATTTTTAGTCAAATAGATGTTGAACTGATACGATTTTGCGACGTCCAAATTTGGCGTGTCGCTTACCGCGATATACGGAACTAATTTAAGGCCGAGCGATTCAAAAATGAATTGACCGCGCTGAACTCCTTGAAAACAAATATCTGTTATTTCGGGCCTTTCATGTGTGGTTATTAGTAGTGCTATTCTCATTGTTTTGATTTTATTAAACGAACCGCGTCGGCTTCGCTGCGACAAACGCCCGCAATACCTCCGGCCTCGTTTACTTGGTTGATAAAATTTATTTGTTCTGGTGTTGGTTTTCCTTTGGCTGTTTTTACTTCAATCGCCGTAAACACCGCGAACCGTTTGCCGGCGTGTTCTATGGTCGTCCATCCAATTAAATCGCTGCTGCCTTTAATTAACCCGGCGTGAAATGGACGCGCATTTGCGATATAAACACCACCGTCCGCCGTTCGTTTTGCCGCTCCGGCCCACGTCCGTCCGACGTTGTTTCGAAACA